ATTATAGTAATTATTAACTATAATAAAATAATAAATAAGTTTAATTATTTGATTTGTCAATTGTAAAAACAATATCGTCATAACGATTTTTATTTTTTCTTAAATCATATACTTTGATAAATTTTTTTAAATTTTCTGGAACTTCATTTTTAAGTGTATATATCCAGTCCAACGATTGAACATCTTCAATTATTAGTATTCCATCATCTGTCATTATTTGTGAATATAATTTTATAAATTGTTTCATACTTTCTAATGTATGTGGACCATCATCAAGCATAAAATCACACTTTATATTTTTATTTAAGAAATGAGTAGTAAAGAATTCGTTATCATATGCATTAGATGATGTATATAATATAACTCTATCATCATTAAGTAATTCATCCATTACTCTATCAATAGGAAGTATATCCAAGGCATATATAGTTGCATTTGTAAAAAAATCTCTCCATAATTTTATACTGCCGCCATTTTTTTCACCAAAATCTCCAATGCCAACTTCTAATACATTTTTTGCAGTTTCCTTTTTAGATATTAATAATTTTTGATAAAGTTGTAAATACGAATGTGTTGTATTTTTATCGGTTTTTGAATTATTAACTATCTCTTCTAAATTCATTATAATATATGTATTATTTTTTTCCTAAATAAAGTTAATAAATGAGTAATAATTTTATAATAGCTAAAAATAAACAATTACCTTAACCGATATAGAAGTATTAAAAGCGAAAGCGAGATGTGTTATTATGAATTATTTTGCATCATCGTCGCTGTTATTATTAGAATTATTTATGGAATTAGTTAAGCTGGATATTCCGGATATTTTTGCGGCTTTATTGTCACGAGTTTTATTCGTTCTTTTGGGAGGAAGAGATTTCAACGTGGATGGTCGTTTTTCACATCTTTTTAAGGTAAACTTGCGATTTATTTGATTGAACAAAAGACAGGGTATTGATTTTATAATACCTGTTTCGCGGTCATAAATAACATCTTTCGCCTTTGATAGACGTTTTTGGTCAAGACCTGTAGCCAAGAACGAGAGTAAGGTTTTTGATTCTTTTGCGGTAAGATTATTGATAGTGGTATAGTTTTCAACAAAAACGCGAATTTTTTGCATTTTTATTGTTTTATCGAGCTTACTCCAAAGTTCATTTGTATGTGTTTGTTTTTCTTTTTCAAGAAAGTCGTTAATATTATTTACATCATTTGTCTCTCTCGGACTTAAATTATTATAGTTACTATTACTTAAAAGCATTGACTTATATTTTATATTTTTCAGGTCTTTCATTTCTTTACTCATTTTTGTATATATTATATATAAAGTAAAGTTTAACCTTTTTTTCTATTTGTTATATTTATGATATAAAATATGAAATCAATTTCAATCACAGGAAAAAGAAATACTGATAAGATAAAAGGTTTAGAAAACCCCGATATGATTTGTGAAAGAAATGCTATGAAAAGATTTTCAAAGGAGATTATTGATTTTTATGAGAGTCACGAAGAGCAAATATCTGTTGTAAATAAGCTTTATATGGATGTGAGACCATTAGAGAACCGTGAGATATTTATAAAAGAACTTGAAAAAAAGATAAATGGATATAAACAACAAGATGTAGATAAAAAATTATATGAAAAAGAGAAATTTATAACTATGGAACATGTGTTATCTAAGTTAACTGGTTGTAAATTAGAATGTTATTATTGTCAGAAAAAATGTTATATTATATATAACGAAGTATTATCAAAGACGCAGTGGACAATCGACAGAGTTGATAATAACTATGGACATAATAATGATAACATAGTTATTGCATGTTTAGACTGTAATATAAGGAGAGGTACAATGAATAGTGACAGATTTAAATTAGGCAAACAGATGAAGTTTATAAAAAAAAATCATGATGACAAAATATTATAGAATACAAATATGTTATAAATATGTTATAAATATGTTATAAATATGTTATAAATATGTTATAAATATGTTATAAATATGTTACTTATTTTAAATTACACAAAAAGCATTTAAAATGAACTTTATTTTAATAAGTACAAATAAAATAAAAATATCATAAATGTCTTCTAGTACCACATATTCTAATTATACTACACAGAATGACCTTTTATTAAACAATCTTTTAAAATTTTACGAAGAGAGTAATAATATGGATTATATGCTGCGGATAATAAACGGGGAGTCTAAAATTTCTCTAAGAATAATAGACTGGTTCGCGACAAACTATGCAAAAAAATATTATACGGTATATGACATGCCAAACACAGAGCGTCGCTTTAAAGTATATGTAGACTACAAGTTAAAATTAAAAGCGTATTCAAAAAAAAGGTTTGACCCTTTTTGTAGATGGGATAGAATAACTGTACCATATAAAGATGGTAAATATATTCAGACGACAATAGGACAGTTAAATTTTTTCAAATGGGCTCTAGAAAATAATGTAATTCATTTTATAGAAGAAAACTATTCAAATATCGAAAAAGATATGAATAATAGGAATAGCACTTCAAAGAGCAAATCATTATCTGATTCTTCGGTATCTAGTTCGTCAACTGATTCCGTAAATATTGATATCAATGATGATGTTGGCGATAATGCTCTAGGTGGTGGAGTTTTTACAGGAGATATAAATAATAAGACAAGAAAAAAACGCGAAGAGTTATCTATTTCGGCGACAAAAAGTATTAAAAAGGAAAAAGTAGAAATAATAGTAAATTTTAACTAATAGAAATGAATCGCGTCGTTATAAAAAATATAAAAATATAAAAAATATAAAAATATAAAAAATATAATAAAAATATAATTACAGTATTTTTATTATTAGAAATAAAATTGTAATATAATTAATGGGGAATACATTATCGGTAAGAAAAATAAATTGTGAAGATATGCAAAAAGCTTGTAGTGGGAGTAATATTGATAATTACATTATAATAAATACACTAGAAGAGAATATGCAAAAGTGTTTAATAAAAAACACAATTCAAATAGACGAAGAAGAAAAAATTATAAATTCAATTATAAAAAAAACACGAAATAAAAATATTATATTATATGGTAGAAATTGCAATGACGAAAAGACATATAAAAAATACGAACAACTAGTTGGACTTGGCTTTACAAATGTATATATATATGTTGGTGGGATGTTTGAGTGGTTATTATTACAAGATATATATGGCAATGAACTATTTCCCACCACCAGCAAAGAGCTAGACATATTAAAATATAAGTCAAATAGGGTACTGGATGTAAAATATATAAAAAATATATAAAAAATAAGTAATTTGGTATTATGGTATTATGGTATTATGATATTATCCTAGTCGAGTGATATCTACAATGAGTTAATAAATGTATCAATTTGACATAAAATTCCAACATTAGCTTCCGGGTTTTCTTTTAAGTTTATGTCGGCATCAATAACAAGTTTTGGAATGTTTTCGCTGTTAATCCATTCATCGTGGTATTTATCACATTCTTTCAAATATTCGAGTGGGATATTTTCTCCTTCTCTTGCGCGAATATTTACGCGTTCAAAGCATGTTTCGGGAGATGCCTTTATGTATACAATTGCCCCGATTGGTACATCGGATATAAATTCGTCGTACCATTTTTTGTAAATAATATATTCATCGTGCTCTATGTCGCCCTTGTCATACAACATTTTTGAAAATACATTCCTGTCCGTACCGACACATCTTTCGGTAATAATATATTTATAACCTTTTTTAACAGCGTCGCGAAGAAGCGATAGACGCGAAATGTATGCAAGCATCTGGAGTCTGAATGCAAACCTTTTTTGATTCTTATAATAATTGGAAAGAATCGTAACGCCGTGTTCGTCGACAACCGAATTCCAGACATCAACCGGTTCTTGAATAAAGATGATGTCTGTTCTTCCTTGCTCTTTATAATAGTTTTCGATATCTTTCACTTTTGTTGACTTGCCTGACCCAATATTTCCGTCAAAACTTATAATTTTGGAAGCAACGTGTGGCATTTCAGAAGACGCGCTACAATTAGACATGTTTGTTGTTTCAGAAAAAGAGAACGTCATTTCTGTTATAATATACTAAATATTTTCTTTCAATTTTACATACTCAAATATTATAATAATTATAACAATTATATAATATATTAAAGTAGGTTAAATATATCTTATTAAAATTATACAACGACACACGTACCTACATTCACCTAAACACATTTTATATTTTACAACTAGGTTTACGACATAACATGGCGGAAAACAATAACATTAATGGTTGTGAAACCGAAGTAGATATACACATTGACTTATATCAAAAAAAGTTATCAAAGGCGGAATGGGACTACATGGAAATACCTGAATCTAAAGATGAAGTTGAAATATTGAATTTAATTAAAAGGGGATTTTCAGATGTAAATATTAAATATAATACGGCAAAATCTATAATAGGTATTCTAAAAACGTCTACGACGGAGGAAGTGATGGTATTTTTGTATAATAAATATTTTAAAAAAAAGATAGAAGAGATATGCGCTGAATATGACTATACGGGTTACAATAGTGAAGAAGTTATTGGAAAGAATAAAAATATAAAAATAAAAAAAATAGATGAAATGAGAATAGTAAATAATAATTTTCAAGAAGACAATGATAAAATTTATGAGTTTGTGTTGATAGAAATAATCGAACAACTACTGGAACGTTATCAAGACAAAGATGCATATTGGTATTATTATTATTATACTCTAAAATTTATGAAAAACAATGAAATCGATCATTTGAATACATATGTGATTCATTTTGCAAATAGTGTTTTAGAAAAATATGAGAATGAATTCAGGATAAAAACGTTTATTAGACATTCGTACAGATTCATTGAAAAAAATGAATACTTATTCAAGTATCAAGACTTTGCGTTATATGAACACCAAAAACAGATTTTTACTGTTTGCAAAAATCCCAACCCTAAACTTATATTATATATTGCGCCAACGGGTACGGGAAAAACGCTTACACCAATAGGGTTGTCGGAACAATTTAATATACCTAACCCTGATACGTCGGTTGGTGGTTTTATTGCACACAAATATAAAATTATTTTTGTATGCGCCGCGCGGCATGTTGGTCTTGCGTTGGCAAAGTCGGCAATAAGTGCGATGAAAAAGATTGCTTTTGCATTTGGTTGTAATAGCGTGAGCGATATTCGACTTCATTATTATGCTGTAAAGGAAGCAACGCGTGACAAAAATGGGCGCATTCGTAGAGTAGATAATACTGTGGGCGATGAAGTAGAAATAATGATATGCGATATCAAGTCATATATTCATGCGATGTTATATATGAAGGCGTTTAATAATGTCAATAATATTATTGCATACTTTGATGAGCCTACAATTTCGCTAGATTACGGCGAACACGAGTTTCATAAACTAATCAAGAAAAACTGGACCGAGAATCAAATACCAAATATTGTATTGTCTTCTGCGACTCTTCCACATGAGAACGAACTTCAGACAACTATTTTAGACTTTAGAACGAGGTTTATCGGGGGAGAAGTTATATCTATCGTGAGCCATGATTGCTCGAAGTCAATTCCGATTATAAATAAAGATGGTTATGTAGAGTTACCTCATTTTTTATTTGAGTCGTATGAAGAGGTGCTAAATTCGGCAAAACATTGTAGTAATTATAAGACGCTTTTAAGATATTTCGACTTAAATGAGATAGTAAAATTTATAATATTTGTAAACGAAGAAAAATTGTATACAAATGCTAGGTATTCGCTGGAAAGATACTTTGCAGATATTATGGATATCACTATGACAAATATAAAATTATATTATTTGACTCTTCTTAAGAACATTATACCCAATAAATGGGATGAAACTTTTAATAAAATGAAAACTAGGCGCGTTAAAATACACGAATCGAATATTTATTTTACGACACGTGATGCTGAGACACTTACTGATGGACCGACCATTTTTTTAACGAACGATGTTGAAAAAGTTGCAAAATTTGCAATTCAAAACTCTAAAATTCCCGCAGAAGTTATTGACGATTTAATGAGTTCAATAGAACATAATAATGTACTATCAAATAAGATTGATATATTGGAAAAGGAAATCCAAACAATAGAAGAAGAAAAAGAGAAGTTACGAGATGGCGGCAAAGATGGAACAAAAAATAAAGGAAATAGTAGTGGTAATATAGTGGTAGATACTAGAGAAATAAGAGAAAAACAACAAATTATAGATATGATAAGAACGAATGTAAAAAGGATAGCATTAAGCGATGTCTTTGTGCCAAATAAATTAGACCATATTGTTAGGTGGACAAAAAGAGACAAATATGCGAATGAATTTTCTGCAAACATTGACGAAAATACAGTAGAAAAAATTATGTTGCTTCAAATTGACAATCATTGGAAAGTACTACTATTAATGGGGATTGGTGCAATAACAAATCATACAAATGTGAAATACAATGAAATAATTAAGGAGTTGGCACAAAATCAAAAATTATATGTTATTATTGCATCATCTGATTATGTGTACGGAACAAATTATCAATTTTGCCACGGTTATATTAGCAAAGATCTGAGTAATATGACACAGGAAAAAACGATTCAAGCAATGGGGCGTGTTGGAAGAAACAAACTACAGCAAACATATACAGTTCGATTTCGAGATAATGAAATTATAAAGACGCTTTTTACTCACTGTGAAAACAAGCCAGAAGTTGCAAATATGAATAAACTTTTTAGTTCAGTTTAGACGTGTCAAATAATAAATAATAAATAGTTAAATAATAATAGTTAAATAAATTTAAAAATAAATAACATATATTATTAAATAATATACGTTATATTATACCATATTATCAAAATGTTTAACTCTGTTGAAAATTGCAAAAGAGCATACTTGTCTAAAGATGATTACAACTCGATTATATCGTTTAAATGTGACGGTTGTCATTTACATAAACCGCACCTTCGCTCATGCGTTGATAAAATGGGAAAACTATTCTTATGTGATCACTGTCTTGAATACGTGTAAAATTAGACGCTCGTGCGGTTTAGCGCGGTAGTGAAAGTATGCAAAATATGTTGATTCACGTCCCAAAAGTCAGTTCGCACCTTTGACCCGTGGTCTATAAAAGTATGCGAAGTAAATCCGGTCGTAATCTTGCTCCACACGCTTTTTACTTCGTGTTTTTTATATTTGAATTCCGGCGATTCATTGTGCAACTTTACGAACGAATGTCCGGTAGAGCCTATTATTACCATACCTGCAGCACCTGTTGTTATGTATTTTGATTCTCCATCTATCGAATAATGTTCCAAGTTATGGTTGTGTCCATTTAGGTACAAGTGGACACGACTGCTGTTTAATATAGACTGAAAATCTTCGGCATCTATTTCGTCTGCTTTATGATGACCTATTACAAATATCCATTCATTATCGGCTATATTTTCCACGGTTGTATTAAACCAGTCAAGCTGTGACTTACAATCTTGGGCAATAATATTTTCATGAAACATGCATTCTCCAGCAACGGGCGAACAGGTAGGGTATTGAATACTACATGGGTCCCATTTCGATCTATCGTCGCCTCGATAGTCATTTATACAAGGGTTTGTATCTAGTACAATAATATTCAAAGCAATATTCGAATCAGTATTTGAATCAGTATTTGAATCAGTATTTGAATCAGTATTCGAAAGAATAACACGGCGATGATAATACCTGTCGTCCATTATCCATTGTGGAATCGTCTGGTTTAATTCTAACTGCGCTGCAGGATTAAAACCATAATCATGATTACCCAAAGTATTATACCAAGGCAAACTAAGATTTCCAAACAAGTTGATATAGTCAGCGCTGATTTGAGGATCGCTCGTATTCTGAATCCCGCAGTAATAAAAATTATCTCCTGTATTTAAAACAAGTCTGGGGTTATATTTGGACGCATATGTTGTCATAGCATGGGCGGTGCTTTCGGCGTTTCGTAAATGATAACCTCCAAGCGACGCTGACCCCCAGTCTCCTAGAGAAAGAATATTTACATCTTGAGGAGCATCAGGGACACGCGGGACGTACGGAGCATAATGTGACACGATATCTATAGGTAATGCCGCTGCATACAACAAAAATGAAATCAAAAGAGAAAAGGGCTTATATTTATTCATTTATCTAAACAGAGAAAAGTATTTTTGAGGTAGAATGTGGATTATTATATCTTATAGTTATTTCTCTAAATAACTATGAAATATAGATTAATTGTTAATATAGTGTAGGTGTTGTTTTACACTTCTTACCATTTTGTGAACTACAATTTAATAAAGAACTTTTTGGTTTAAACCCCTTTACCTTCAAGGACTCTAGTAATTTATTTCTATTGGAGTAACCTTTTATTTTTAATGGTTTAAAACCCTTGCCATAAACGACATAACATCGCTCTTCGAGAATCATCGTGGTATTTATATTTATATTAATATAAATATAATATTTTTATAGAGGGGTTTCATCTAAATTTGCGATAACGTTTTGTTTTCGACGCATGACGTTTTACTTTTCGTGATGATTTTTTTTTGCGACTTTTAAGACTTTTTCTACCACCACCGCTATTATCTTCTTTAACTTTATCCTGTAAAAGTAATTTTTTGCGGCGTTTTTGAATAGCAATGGCGTAATTGAATTTGTTTTTGGAAAGTCGTTTTGCAAGAAGTGACACAAATGAACGACGACCCCATTGACTCATTAATGATGGAGTTCTACCAAGCAGTTTAAGTCTTTGACGGAGTGGTAATGAAAAATATGGGGTCGCCATTCTCATACTCAGAAGCGCTTGTCTTTGTGCTCGCTTACACGCTTTTGGATCGGTTGTGTGCGAGCATATTACATGGGGAGCACGAATGACCTCCTCTACTATTTTTTCAAATTTACACAACGTGGCGGTCTTGTCATGGCTGCCAGTCGCAAGATACGGCACAAATGGATGAAACGCGACAGAGGAAACAATGTCGCCGTGTCCTTCCAACGTGGAGACGCATGTCGCGGCACTGCAATCTGAGTTCAGCAGC